GACCGTTCGTACAGCCCTATTAGTGAACCCTACGGCCCGCTTGATCTTCAAGCAACCTTGTTCGACCATTTTGGAATAGACAAGGAAACCATGAGGACAGACAACGGTGGTCGCCCTCGTTACTTACTAGAAGGAGAAGCAAAGGCAATACTATGATGTTTGAATATGTTAAAGAATATTTTAAGTTTAAGGCTAAGGCTCAAAGGGATATGTTTGATAGTCCTGAAGAGGCCAAAAGAAGAGGGGAAGATCTAGGGCTTGAAGGGACTCATACGCACAAGGATGAAAAAGGCAAGACTGTGCATATGCCCGGCAAAACCCATGAAGAGTACATGAAAGCTGTTAAGAAAAAAGATCAGGTCATAGAGTCTCCGGAACCAGATGAGGATCAAGGACCTAGTTCTGCTGGCTATAAGTACGAAGACCCAAGAACAGGAGAAGTATTTACTTTCAAAAGACGAGGAGTATACAAAAAGAACGGAAGAGTTCTTGTCCCCGTCTCTGGAACACTTAAACATAAGGATAATTCAAGTGACAATTAAATTGACAGAAGCGGCAGCAGAAGAAGTTAAGAATTCTAAGGAAGAAGGTTACTACTTAAGGGTTGCCGTTAAAGGTGGTGGTTGCTCTGGATTCGAGTACAAGCTTACATTTGACTTAGAGTATGATGAAGGAAAAGACACCCTATCTAATCAGCACGGAGTGGATATTATTGTAGATAGGAAAAGCGATCTGTATTTAGATGGGACTGTTTTGGACTATTATTCTGATATCTCCAAGCGTGGTTTTACATTTGAGAATCCAAACGCCGTTAAGTCTTGCGGTTGTGGAAGTAGTTTTCAGGCATAATTAAAGGAAATAAAAATGGGATGTAAGGGTAGTGGTATTGGTCGTCGTTCTTTTTTGCAGGCAGGATTTCTTGGAGGTTTAGGACTTAGTCTTTCGGACTACTTGCGTATGCAAGATGCTCGTGGCGACCAGAAGTTCTACGAGAGTAAAGAGGGGCCAGCTAAAAGCGTTATATTTATTTATCTGCCCGGTGGTTCTGCTCACCAAGAGACTTGGGACCCAAAGCCGTTTGCTCCACTTGAATACCGTGGGCCGATGAGCAGTATTCAAACCAATGTCGCTGGAGTCAGACTTAATGAGATGATGGTAAATACATCAAAGATAGCTGATAAGATTGCGATTTGTCGATCAATGACTCATGGTGAAGCAGCGCACGAAAGAGGGACGCATAATATGTTTACTGGCTATCGTCCCAGTCCAGCTCTTCAGTATCCAAGTATAGGCTCTGTGGTGTCACATGAGTTTGGTCCACGAAATAACCTACCTCCCTATGTTTGTATCCCTAATCCTCCTAATGAATTTTCTGGAACTGGCTACTTAAGTAGTTCATATTCTGGATTTGGTCTTGGAGCAGATCCAGCAAGTGCTGGCTTTAAGGTACGCGACCTAAACCTGCCTAACGGAGTAAACGATGATCGGTTTGTCAAGAGACAGAAGGTTCTAGCTACCGTCAATGATCGCTTTGCTAGTAAAGAAGATTCAGACTCGCTCGACGCTGTCGATACATTCTATGATAGAGCATACAGTTTAATTAATAGTCACAAGGCTAGAGAAGCATTTGATATCAATAAAGAAGATGATGCTACTCGTGACAAGTATGGACGCAATACTGCAGGAGCGAGAATGCTGCTCGCCAGACGTTTAGTTGAAGCTGGCACTCGGTTTGTCACGTTAACTTACGGTGGATGGGATATGCACAACGGCATTGAGGCGGGAATTAAAACACAGGTTCCGGCTCTTGATCAAGGCTTTGCTGCTCTTATTTCAGACTTAGACGAGAGAGGTCTGCTTGACTCGACGCTTGTATGCATAGCTTCTGAATTTGGTCGCACTCCCAAGATTAACGCCACTGCTGGTCGTGATCACTGGCCTAAAGTATTTAGTATTGTTATGGCTGGAGGAGGAGTTAAGAGAGGCATAGTCTATGGTAAGTCTAATGCTACTGCTAGCGAACCAGAAGAAGACGCCCTAACAGTTAAAGACTGGGCTACAACAGTATATAATCAGCTAGGTATCGTCGCAGATAAAGAGCTAATGGCTCCCGGAGATAGACCTATCGAAATTATAGACGGTGGCAAAGTAAGACAACAGTTAATCATTTAATAAAGAAACGGGGAATAAAATGAATAGAAGAACTTTATCGCTATTTTTGGTAGGCTTGGCACTTATCCCATCTAGTCTGATGTCAGATACAGCACAAAAAAAGCCTATGGATCCGAAGTGCTCATGTGAAGATTGCAAAAAATGTGGATCTAAGTGTGACTGTAAAAAGAAATGCAAGTGCAAACTTAAATGCAAATGTAAATCTAAGTGCTGTAAAACGGGACAGTCCCCTGAACAACCCCCTCAAGGTAGACCTCCCCATAGTCGCCCGCCTAGTGGTCGCCCTTCTCCAAGTAGACATTCTCGATATAAGGAGATGATCAAAAGGTTTGATAAAGATAAGGATGGCAAGCTTAACGAAAAAGAAAGAAAAGCTCTTAAAAAGTATATCCAGAAACGAAGATCTTAAAATAGAAGGGTTATCATAATGAAAAGAAGAGAATTTTTAACGAGTACCGCTGGTGTTCTTGGGTTACTTCAAACTCTAAAAGCCAATCAGGAAGAGATAAAGAAAAATGGTAAATCTGCTATCCTTCTATGGATGGGCGGTGGGCCGTCTACTATGGATATCTGGGATTTAAAGCCTGAAGCTACAACTGGAGGGCCATTTAGACCGATTAGCACATCTGGAGATGTTCAGATTTGTGAACATATGCCATTGATGGCTAAACAGATGCACAACATGGCCATCATTAGATCAATGAGTACTCGCGAAGCTGACCACATGCGTGGGCGTTACTACATGCACACAGGTTATGTTCCTAGTCCATCTATGGAACATCCTAGCTATGGATCTGTCCTATCTCATCAACTCCGACGAGATGATATCGAGATACCTCAATTTGTCACTATTGGAGGTGGCAGTATGGGTGCGGGTTTCCTTGGGGCTCAATACAATCCCTTCTCCGTCAACAGCGATGGTAGAATAAGAAATCTAGACATGAAGGTAGATGAAAGACTCATTCAAAGAGCTTATGCTCTTGATTTCTTAGAGACTAATTTTATTAATCAGAAAAGGGGTTCTCTTGCTAAGGATCACCAATCGGTATTAAAGCAGACGTTTAATCTTCTTACAAGCGAACAGATGGAAGCCTTTAAAGTCGCAAGTGAGCCCGAAACCGTTAAAGAAAGATATGGAGATAGCGGATTTGGTAAAGGTTGCTTAATGGCAAGAAGACTTGTTGAAGTAGGTGTTCCTTTTATCGAGGTAAACTTAGGAGGGTGGGACAATCATCAGAATATTCACACGATCCTAAAGGACACAAGGTTACCAGTACTTGATCAAGGGATGAGTGCTTTGGTTGAAGACTTAGAACAGAGAGAACTCCTCAAGGATACAGCCATTATCTGGATGGGTGAATTCAGCCGTACTCCTCGTATCAACGGGAACGCTGGTCGCGATCACTGGGCTCGTAGCTGGAGTGTCGTGGTTGGTGGAGCAGGCATGAATGGTGGAATTGCTGTAGGGGAAACAAACGATGACGGAACCAAGGTTATAACAGACCCTTATTCATCTCAGGATGTGATGGCTTCTGTCTGTAAGGCATTAGGTATTTCTTTAAGTACAACTTTTACCAGCAATAGCGGTCGCCCTATGAAGATCGCTAACTCTGGGAAAATAATCAAGGAACTATTCGTATAATGAATATATTTAATAGGTCTTTAATTGTTATCTATATGGTTCTATTGCCAACATTTATGATTGCACAAGAAAGAGAATTATCCCTCAGAGAAAAACTAAACAGCCTTACCTATACTCCTGCCGTTAAAGAATTAGCAAGAGATAGAAGAAGAGCTGCTGTGGGAGGTATGTTTTTGCCTCAAAAGAATAGAGCTGTTGGTTATCATCCAATTATATCTATTCTCCCTCAAGGAAACATGATGACGGCAGGGCCTGTTATAGTTTCTCCAGATCGAAGATATGTCAGAGTAGGTATTTCTTACTCAAATATGAGCATCGGGGCAGTATATATATTTAACTTTTCCACTGGTAAATATCAAGCAATAGGAAGCAAATAACATGACCCATATCAAACCAATAGGTCACTTCCTAATAGTTTTAGGTATGATTAATGTAGTTCTTTTGGTTCTTCTACATAAAGAAATATCTAAAGAAAAACCTATTCCTAAAATAGATATAACTGCTATTGATAGGTTGGCTGAAGAGTCTAAATCAAGAGAGAGTATGATTATGCAGGTCCTTTTACTAGGCCAGCATAAGAATGGTCTTCATGAGAATACAGCTATAGATCTATGTCCCCTGTGTCAAACTGAACTTAAAATAACAGAATTATAAGGTAAATGAATGTCAAGAAAAAGAAAACCCTCATCGCACGACCCTATTATTCAGAAGAGAAAAAAACTTAAGGCTAAGACTCCCAACCAAGAGTTGTATATGGACTCAATGCACGAGTCAGATGTAACCTTCTGTTCTGGGCCAGCAGGGTCAGGGAAGACGAGCGTTTCGGTTGGCTTAGCCTGTGAGTACCTGATGGAAGAAAGGATAAATAGGATTATTATCACTCGTCCAGTAGTTGAATCTGGAAGAGGTCTTGGCCATCTCCCCGGAACTTTAGTAGAAAAGATAAATCCTTATCTAGTTCCCATTCTAGAGGAAATGAATATGTATCTCACTAAGCCTAGAGTCGCGAGACTTAGGGAAGAAGGGATTATTGAACTCTGTCCTCTTGAATATATGAGAGGAAGAAACTTTCATGACTGCTTCATGATCTTAGATGAAGCTCAAAATGCTACCTTTGAACAAATAAAAATGTTTGTCACTCGCATCGGTAGAAATTCTAAAGCTGTTATCAACGGAGACCTAAGACAGTCTGATCTAGGAAGAGATAGCGGAGGTCTCTTGACCTGTATGGATGTTCTATATGATGTCGATGAAGTCTCTGTCTGTGAGTTAGACTACTGCGATATTGTCCGCAGTGATATTGTTGCAAAAATTCTTAAGAAATTGCACGAGTTTAATTCCTCTAAGTAGCTAATTGAAGGTATAATAGTATAGCTACTTTATAAAGGAGAGAGCTTAACAATGCCTGAATATAGTTATATATGCGATGAATGTGAGTGCAGCTGGTCAATCTTCTGTCATAGATCTAAATATAAGGACAAAATAAAATGTCCTTCTTGTAAAAAGTCTAAGATGGTCTATAGGAATTTCCAAGAAGACGAATTCTATGCAGCCTATAATTATTCTCTTTCTGAGGCTAAGACAATAGGTCACTATGCTGATAAGCAAAGTAAAAAACTTGGAAGAAATAAAGTCGAGGATATGGTGAGAGAACAGAAGACTAAGAAGGTAGACACTCTGTCTGATAAGCTGTCTGATGGAATGAAAAAAATGGATCGTCCTAGTAGTTCTACTAAGTGGACAAAAGAATCAACAACAAAAAAAAGAAGAAAGAAGGGTAGATAATGTTTCATAAAATTAACGAAGAAAAAGCAGAAGACAAAAGTAAAATTATAGATGTTTTTACTATGTCTGGCAAGCAAACAGAAAAGGATAGTGATGGGTTCCCTCGATTGGATGAGGATCAGCAGGATCACTACGATGCCTACGCGAAAAGGATCACTCTGGGAAAGAGGATAAAGTACTACGTAAAAAGAGGAAGGTACGGAAAACTCTATAACCCTATTGGTATGTACTCAGAGGGGACTGCTAAAAAACAAATTAGACATGCCGGTAGGCCTGAGTGGGAATTCAAAGAAACTAACGAGATCGTTTTTAATAAGTATATCAATTTTTTAAGAACCAAGAATACCGCTTGGCTCCATAACGCAGAAAGAGACTCATAATGGGAAAACTATCAAACTCGAAGAATCTTACAAAGGCTGAAAAATATTCCATTGAAGGTATGTATTCTAATGGTATGTCAATAAAAGAGATATCTAAGTCTCTAAGTAGAGAGGAATCTCTTGTATCAAAGTATACAGATACTTTTAAGGAGGACGAGAAGGAGCCACACGAGAGTAAAGGTATGGCTGTGATGACTGAAGCTATTTCTCAGAGAGTGGATAATATTCGCGACAACATGCCTAAAAAGGCTCAGCACGGAGCTATCCATAATATCAACTAGATGGACGGGTTCCATTCTCGCCCGAACCAGTAAGTTTTGACCCTTCTTACCTGCGAAGAGAATGTTATCTCAAAAGGGTTATTTTTCAAAACTTATTTTAAGGAGTAGAAAGTTGGCAAAAAACAGAAGCGACAAAAGTCGCTACCCCTCTCGTTATTCTCCCAAAGGCTGGGTATCAGGCCCTCAATACATAACAGAGCTTGTCTGCGAGAAGAAGGCTCAAAGAGAGAAGAAAGAGCTCCCAATGAAGTTCTGGGAGAACAAAGACTGGTGCAAGTACTATCAGTACCAAGTCACTCTAGCTAATAGGCTCATCAAGAAATACGGCGAAGAATCTATTGTCGCTGCGTTAAGAGATAAAAGGTGTTGGTCTACATATTCTCTAAGGTCTCCCTTCCTTGAAAAAATAGTTGAGGAAAAATCAAAACAAACTATTGAGAGACCTGAGAATACAGAGTATAATATTAAAGACTCAGAAGAAGTCAAACACAAGACTAACAATAACAAGAAGTCAATTATTTCTAAGCTAAGGGATCTAGATGAGTAAGGACATTATTAAGGAATATGGAGATGTTCTTCATGATCCCTCTTCAATCGTAGATAGACCTCTAGAGATTCTGTCTGTTGGCCCTAAACTAGACATAGCTCTAGGAGGAGGAGTACCTGAAGGTTCATTGTTTATTATGACGGGGCCAGAGAAGGTTGGTAAGACTGTTACCGCTCTTACCTTCTGTGCTAATGCTCAAAAGCACTATGATAGGAAAGTCTACTATGCTAATATAGAAGGACGCCTTAAGAAAAGAGATCTAGAAGGGATTACAGACCTAAATCTCAATCCTGAAAAGATGCAGATCATTGGCTCTACAGAGGGTAATATTTTATCTGCTGAGAAATACCTCAGTATCATTGATAATATTGTCCATACCGAGCCCGGATCTTTGGCAGTAGTAGATTCTTTTTCTGCCTTGTCTAGTGAGTCAGAGCTAACAGGAGACCTTGCAGACCATCAGGTAATGAGCGTACAGAAGGTGTTAGCTAAGTTCTGTAGAAGAATTTCTAACGTTCTCCCAATCAATCGAGTGACCGTAGTTGGAATAACCCACCTTATGGCTAACATGCAGAGGTTTGGAAGAGGAAAAACAAAGGTAGAAAAGTCGGGGAACGCATTAAAGTATCAGGTTGATGTGAAACTATATGCGAGCCACTCAGTTCCGCTAATGCAAGGAGACACTCAGATTGGCCAAACAATCCACTGGCAGATTACAACCTCTGCGATAGGGCCTCCGGGACAAAAGGTAGAAAGCCATATTAGATATGGAAAAGGAATATGGAAAGAGATGGAGATGGCTGATCTTATGACTGACTTTGGTCTCATTTCAAAGGCAGGCTCATGGCTTAAGCTACCTAATGGAGAGAAGATTCAAGGGAAAACCAACTTAGCAAAATACCTAGAGGACAATCCAGAAGAGTATGATAATTTTAGAAAAGAAGTTCTAACTATGGTAGGAATGTATAATGAAGACTGAGACTATAGGGACCTTTGAATGTAAGTTATATCTTGGATCTATTTATGAGGACACTAAAGCTCCTTTCTATGAGAATAAATTATTTAAAGAGATTCATAGAGTGCAGAATCATTTTGGAAACCCTGTGCCACTTAGAATTACAAAGACTACTTTTGTTTGCTCTCCTAGGTATGTGGAAGACGGATGGGAAATAGCAGCAATCAATTATCCAAGAGCTAAAACAGATCCAGAGATGATTAAACAGTTTATGGAGATCTTAGCTGAGGACTTGCTAATTACTTTCCAGCAAAAAAGAATAACTCTTGTGACACCTAGTATATCAATTATGTATAAATCAGAGGCCTCATATATGCCTCAAGCAGTAAGTTAGACTTCTTAGCTGCAAATGTATGATTAGACAAAAGTCGGGGTTTCTGACCAACCCCATAAAGTAAGTTATCTCGTTCTTAGCTTTAATGGTTAGAAGTTACAAAACGAGCAGGTTTCATTCTCACCTGAGCCAGTAGGTTTCTAGCCCTTCCTAGCTGCGAAGAGAATGTTATCTCAAAAGGGTTATTTTTCAAAACTTATTTTAAGGAGTAGATGTTATGATTAGGAACGCTAAATTTTGGGGTATCGAGTATAGCTCTGAGTTTAAAGAGATGTTAGATCTAACTAATTCTATATTAAATGATATATCTCGACATGTTAGGTCAGAACTTATGTCAGGTAAAATCCTTGACATTTTTGCGCAAGGCCAAGAACAATATGTCACTATGGACTATTCTACAGAGGAGAGTGGAGGTCTTACAAGAGCTAAGTACAGAGACACTATTCAGTTCATTCTAGATAAGTATCCAATAAAAGAAAAAAGGAAGGGTCTTGAAAGAAACTTAGTAGGATACGTTCTTGAAAGATTTGCTGGCTATTTCAAAAGAAATAAAGACTGGAAAGAAACAGTTCAAAGTAAGGTTCCAAGAATTACCTTTAAGAATAAAAGCCTATATAGTAAAGACAGAAATGTTGAGATAGACAAAGAGAACAAGCAACTTCTCTTTCATACTGCCTTTGGAGATTATAAAGTTCCCTATAAGCTTTCAATTAAATCAGAGCATTTGGAATCTGGAAAGTTTGGAGGTAATCTAATTGTCAAGCAGAAGTGTTTTGTAGTTGCTATTAAGGTTCCTTTTGTACAGGAGTATATTCCTGAGAAAGTTCTTGGCTTTGATATCAACAAGTCTCTAAACAATTGGATTGTCTTCAATAGCGGAGATATTATTCCAGCCCCTGATATTATAGCAGACTACATTGAAAAAATAAGAAAGCTTAATAAGACTATTGACAATGGAAAGAAGGAAGGTTTAAAAAGCTCTCAGAGAAGATCTATACGTAAACAAACTATAAATAAGCATGCCCAACTTGATGAAGAAATTAAAAAGGTATGCAAGAAGATTGTTGAGGTCGTCAAGAGCCAGAAAGCTCTACTCTGTATAGATATGGTTAAGCCGGGCAAGAACAGTGGAACCTTTGGTCAGGATAAGATTATTCCTGAACTCCAGACTTTGTGCGAGAATCAAGGAGTTCCTTTCATCGCCGTACCCTGCAAGAACACCTCAAGGCGATGCTCTTCCTGTGGTTACGTACATAAGGATAATAGAAAAACTACAGATGAGTTTAAGTGCCTTAAGTGTGGACATGATGAGCTATCTCATCTTAACGCAGCAAAGAATATCGCTTTTCTGGGAAATAAAATGGTTGAGGGTGGAGTTCCTTGTGGAAACCACGGTAGAATATCTGTAGAGAAACTTATAGAGAAACACGGGTCTCATTAACACCCGAAACAGTATGTTATGACGTTCATATCTGGAAGTTGATGTAGAGACAAAACGTCGGGGTCTCAAGACCACCTCAAGCAGTAAGTTGAGCTCTCTTAACTGTAAGGTCTTGCATACACAAAGGGTTATTGGAGTTAATATGAAAATCAGAGATTTAAACAATGAGGTTCATACATGGAAGCTAAGCGGTTATGTTATAGCTGCAAACGATATGCGTCCTCGCTCCAAGCTTCATCTGACGGCGAGGGAACTTCTCATTGAGTTGTTCCCCACCGTTCAGATTTTGGAGGAAGTTCTTGCTCCCCTCACTAGATATGAAAGATCATATTTTGACTTTTATATAAATACTCTTAAGCTTGCTATAGAAGTCCACGGACAGCAGCATTACAAGTTTAATTCATTTTTTCATACTTCTGCACAAGATTTTATCAATCAAAAGAAGAAAGATCGGAGAAAGAAGGAGTGGTGCGAGTATAATAATATCACATACATTGAATTACCATATAGTGAAGGCATAGAAGAATGGAGATTAAGAATACAGCAAAGGAACGATTAGATCAGGTAGAGACAGTACTCGATGAGTACGAGGGCAAACTAGGAATAGGTGGCTACTCTGAGGATTTTCACGATCAGTCTGTGAAGAGATACATGTCTATGCCAAGACAGCAAATGGAGAAGATTACTGTAGAAGAGTGTGCGGAAGCGGCTCTTCTCCTAGGAGGATTTTCTTTTTACTTACAAAGATCTTATAACAGGGAAATAGCTAGAGTTAACTGGGCAACCTCCAACCTTAAGAAAATGATCTCAGGAAGAGAAGATCAATATAGGGGTTCATGGGATAGCCAATACTACCAAGCCGTCAAAGAAGATGGTTATGCGACCAAGCTAGATAACATTAAAACATATGCTCAACAGAGAGCTGACAGACTAACTTACTTGGCCACTTCTGTAAAGAATTTAAGTGACCTATATATCAACCTTCAGAGATCGAAAATAAATAGACATGGATAAAGAAAAATTAAAAGATTTGCTTAAGCAATTCAGTCAGGAAGAAATTCGTGAAGCATTAGGTGACAAGAAGAAGGATAAGAATCGTAGACGAGGGAAGGGTAAGAGAAAAAAAACTAGCGAAAATAAAAAACCTCAAGAGAGTTCTGAAAATAAGTTTGATGATATTATATCAACTATCAGACTCAGCTCCGATGAAGAAAAAGAATTAAGGGATGCTGCGGAGGCAGACAAGGGAGCAGAGGTAAATCCAAACAGGGGCAAACGTAATCTTGCTGAGAAAAAATCTTTTCGCTGTTCATCATGTGGAAGAGATCATCAAATGTTTCCATCTCAGATTTTTAATAGAGAACGATGGAAGTGTAATCGTTGTATAACAGGCGGACAATAATATGCTAAATGACCTACCAGCAGAAAGAGCAATCTTAGCAGGAATATTCCGATACGGATCGGAAGCCTACTATGATGTCGCAGATATAGTTAGCGAATCTTCTTTCACTGACGAATCCAATATTATTCTTTTTTCATGTATGAAGCATGTTCTAGAAGCTGATGATAGTACTGCTATGGACGCACCCACTATGATGTCTGCTGCAAAAGAGTTAGGGTTCTCAGATTTCTTTAATACTCAAGAAGTTCAGCACATGTCTTCGGTTATTAAGTTTCCAGTACTTCTGGAGAATGTTCGTAGATTCGCTGCAAAAATACGTAAGCTAGAAATAGCTAGGATGATGTATGACCAACTAGACCTAACTAAAGAGAAGTATCTTAAAATTAAGGGTGACGAGCCTATTGGAAAGATACTAGGGATCGCTGAAGACGCTGTCATGGATGTTACATCTATTATTGCTGGAGAAGATGAGTCTCCAACGAAGATGTTTGATGATGTTGAATCTCATTTGCAAGAGCTCTCAGAAGAGTCTGTCGATCAGATAGGTGTTGCAACAGGATTCTCAAGATACGACTTTGCTATTGGTGGAGGACTTAGAAAAGGGACTGTTAACGTCATAGGCGCACGTCCAAAGACTGGCAAGACCCTACTAGCAGATAATATGGGGATACACATTGCAAAGACTGGTATCCCTGTCTTAAACCTAGATACAGAGATGAGAAAAGAAGATCACCAGCATAGAATGATGGCTATGCTATCTGGAGTTCCCATTAATGATATCGAGACCGGAAAGTTTGCAGAAGATCCAGCAACCAGAAAGAGAGTGACAGACGCTGCTAGAGACATCAAAGATATACCATATTACTTTAAGACTATCGGAGGAGCTGCCTTTGAAGAGCAGGTTGCGGTAATGAGAAGATGGATTAGCAGGGTTGTAGGACTAAATGATAAGGGGAAGGCTAATGATTGCGTAATTATTTACGATTACCTGAAACTTATGGACTCAGCTGAGATCAAGGGAGACATGAAGGAATTCCAGATTCTCGGTTTTATGATCACAGCCCTGCATAATCTATCTCTTAAGTATGAAGTTCCCATTCTTACGTTTATTCAGTTGAATAGAGATGGCATAACAAAAGAGAGCACTGATACGGCTTCTGGTTCTGATAGAATCATCTGGCTTTGCTCCAACTTTAGTATCTATAAACATAAATCTGATGAAGAAATTGCTAAGGATGGTCCAGAAAATGGCAACAGAAAATTGGTTCCTCTGATCGCTAGACATGGAGAAGGTCTTGAGCCCGGAGACTATATTAACGTAGAGCTTACGGGTAAGCTAGGGAAGGTAGTTGAAGGACAAACAGCCTTTGAGTTAGATAGTGGAGTTGGATTTACTGAAGAAGGAGAGGGTTATAATGGTTCAGAAGATGTCGCATTCTAAAAAATATGATTATGCTAAAGTACGAACATTGGCTAAGATCTCTGGACAGTACATAGATCAAATCTATGCTTATTTTGGAATGAATATTGCATATAGGAATGATATATTAATGAAGTCTGTCTGTCCTATACATGGTGGGGACAATCCGACGGCTCTAAACTTCTACCCAAATGGGGAGTTTAAGGTTCATTATAAATGCAGGACTCATCAGTGCGAAGAGATATTTGGCAATGGGATGATAGACTTGGTAAGAGGAATACTATCTCGTGTTAACAATGGATGGGAAAAAGAAGGAGATAAAGAAGCTTCGTTTAAAGAATCGGTAGACTTCCTCCTTAAATTTTTAAAGAAAGATTTTAACTCTCTAGAGTCTGATAATCATAATGTAGAGAAGCTGCACTTTAATAATTTAGTAAATACTTTAAGTTCAGAGTCTGCCAAGCAAGGAGGGATCACCCAGAAAATATATAGAGACAAGGTAGAGGTTCCTTGTAAGTACTATTTAGATAGAGGTTTTTCTAAGAGAGTTCTTGAGGACTATGATGTGGGGTATTGTGACACACGTAATAAACCTATGTACCAGAGAGCTGTTGTCCCTATCTATGATAACAACCATGATTTTATAGTTGGATGTACGGGTAGAAGCATATTCGAAAAGTGCGACTCGTGTAATAACTATCATAATCCTACAGAAAAATGTCGTCATTTTCCTAAATGGATGCATAGTAAGGGCTTCCAAAAAGAGAAATGGTTGTATAATTACTGGGTAGCCAAAGATGAGATATCTAAGAGTGGAGTTGCAATCCTTGTTGAGTCTCCGGGAAATGTCTGGAGACTTGCGGAAGCAGGGATACATAATGTAGTTGCTATATTTGGAACTGCATTTAATAATGATCAAAAGAACCTATTGGATGAGTCTGGGGCGCTATCTCTGGTGTGTCTCATGGATAATGATGACGCAGGGCAGAAGGCTGCTAAAAAAATAGAAGAGCAATGTGGAAGGCTCTATAGAATATATTTCCCAAGTTTCGACGCAGCAGACATTGGAGAATTAAATGTAGATACCGTTACTTCAGACATTAAACCATTTATTGAAAAAGCTATGGAAGTTTATAAGGAAATTTGATATGACAAGTAAAGATGTAAAAAAATATGCGAGTAGCTACATGTGGCATAAGGCCATTGCAGATCACGAAAAGGCTAAACTATCACTTGAACTATTGACAAATAATGCAGCTGGTATTGGCGACCATTCAACTGGTGATTTTCACAAGAATCTAGACGAAGCACTAGATCTACTTGTAGACGCTTTAGATCGATTAGAAGTTCTAAGAGACATTTATCCAGAAATTGACAACTAATAATAGGAATAGTTATGACTCAGATACTAGGATTCGCTGGGAAGAAACAAAGTGGAAAGAATACTGCCTGCAACTATATCATTGCTCTTAAGTTGGCTGAGCTTCGCATAAGTAGTAGGGCTAGGCTATCTGAGAGCGGAGAGGTTGAGGTCACTGATATATTCGGAGAGACTATTAATGGAAAAGAATGGTTTTCTTTTAATAATCAAAACTTAAATGTAGATAAGTTGTTTGATGATAATCTTGGTAAGTTTGTAAAAATATATGGACTTGCAGACACTTTAAAAGATCTATGTATTAATACTCTTGGGCTAGAATACAGTCAGGCCTATGGAACAGATAAAGAAAAGAATTCTAAGACTGATATACAATGGGGTTCTCTTCCTCATCCCAATAAAAATATTAAGTCGAAGAAGATGACAGCGAGAGAGGTTCTTCAATATGTAGGAACAGATATTTTTAGGAAATTAGACCCTAATGTCTGGATCAATAGTTTGCTTCGTAAAATTGAAAAGGACAAACCAGAAATCGCCCTTATCTGTGATATCAGATTTAAGAATGAGATTTCTCGCCTTCAAGAAAAGGGAGGATTCATCCTTGGGCTAACAAGAGACCCCTATAAGAAAACAGACGAGCACTCTAGCGAAAAAGAGATTGGGGATTGTTTCGATCTATGCGATGCAGTTGTTGACAATGAGGATATGACTATAAAGAAACAACTAGAAATGATCCACAAAGCTATAAAACATTTACCAAACGTAATTCCAACAATGGAGAAATCATGAGTATTCCGATTGTATACTTTAGAAGCAGCTCTTTCAATTCTCATAGGATGTGTCCTATGCAGTACTACCATGAGTATGCTTTGGGCTGGCGTGGGAGTTCGGGTAAGAAAGCAGATAAAGGAACAATTGTTCACAAAGTACTAGAGTTGGCTGCCCTATGTAAGAAAGCTGTACAAGACGGCCACAAGACATTCAAAGATAGTGAGATAGGAGAAATAGAGACATCTAACTATGATCCAGAATATCTAGATTCTATTATTGATCTAGTCTATGAATATTACACTTCTAGAACTGGACATCACGACTGGAAACCTCTCGATCTTAAGCACTGTCGCAAGTGGGTTTGGAAGATTTTTAATGATGATGATGGTCTGTTTGATCCAAAGAATAGGCTTGTTGTTGATGCAGAGCCTCACTTTGATTTTGAGGTTGAAGAGGACTGGGCAAAATATAGCTACACACTAGATGACGGTTCGGTACTGGAAGGCAATCTTTCCTTAAAAGGAACTATTGATCTAATAACTGATGTTGGTGATGATACCTATGAGGTCATTGACTGGAAGACAGGAAGAAGACTTGATTGGGCAACGGGTAAAGAAAAGACTCCTGCTAAACTACAGAATGATCCACAACTCAGAATGTATCATTTAGCTGTAAAGAAACTGTATCCACATGTTAAGTCCTTTTTGATCACTATACACTTCATGAATGACGGAGGCCCTTTCACCTTGCATTTTCAAGATAGCGATATTAAAGATACTATGGAAATGATAAGGGCTAAGTTTAAAGTTATAAAAGATACAACAACCCCTCAGCAAATAAAAAGCTGGAAGTGTAGTAAATTATGTTCAGCAGGTAAGACCACATATGAAGATACTCATGTCGAACCTTTATATAATATCTTTGGAGCTCCTCTAACAAAGTGCGAGCAAACAATGGCCATGATTAAAGAGAATGGCATAGAGTGGGTTACTGGCAACTGTATGTCTCCAGATCATGCTATCGGGAAGTATCAGGCTCCGGGAGAAGTAGGATGATAGAATTGCCATTTGATAAAGAAATGATAGCTAGGTCTAAGCAGAAGGCTATGTCTCTTGGCTATATTAATAATTCAATCCTCAAAGGGGCCGGAAACCTTGCTGGATATCTTGGAGAAGAAGCTCTTGCTCCTTATGTTGACGCTGAGATAGTCAGTAATAATCGAGGTCTAGACAAGTACAATTATGATCTTCTAGTGCAAACCCAGAGAGTAGAGGTTAAGACTAAGCGTCGCACTGTTGCTCCGAGACCTAACTATGATGTCTCTGTTGCTGAAACAAGCTCTCATCAAAGGCCTGATATCTATGCCTTCATCAGTCTAGAATTTGACAGGGTGACAAAGACTCATCCAAAACAATATTATGGACTAAAAAAGATCTGGCTTTGTGGGTTCATGCCAGCAAATGAGTTCTGGGAGAGATCAGAACTTTGGGAAAAAGGAAAAATTGATAAGACTAATAATTTCAAAACGCATGTTAACATGTATAATTTATCTGTAAGAGATTTATACACAAACATATCAGAGGCCTTAGTATGAAATACGTACCGTTACACGTCCATAGCGAATATTCCCTTTTAGATGGACTGTCCCAAACAAAACATATCGCAAAAAGACTAGAGGAAATAGAAGTAGACGCATGTGCTATAACAGATCATGGGACTGTAAGTGGGGCGATTGACTTTCACAAAACAATATCAAAAGGATTCAAGCCTATCCTAGGATGCGAATTCTATATTAGCGATAGAGAAGCTACAGTAAAAGATCCTGATAATGCGAAATTATCTCATCAGGTTGTTCTAGCAAAAAACTTAGAAGGCTGGAAGAATCTACTTTCGATGGTTTCGATATCAAACAAAGTTGACCACTTCTACCATAAGCCTAGAGTAGGCGTAGACTATTTCATGGAGCTGGCATCAAAAGCTAATGGGTCTCTTGTATCCTTCAGTGGCCACTTAGGTTCTAGACTGGCAACTGCTGTGGTTGACAATCCAAACTGGCAGAGCGATGGTATACGAGAAGCTGAGAGACTACAGAAAGCGTTTGGAAAAGGCAATTTCTATATAGAGATCCAACTTATTGATTCTCTTATAAATAAAGAGGCTAAAGAAGTTGCAGAGAAATTAAGAGAAATCTCTAAGCTTACTAAGATCCCTTGTGTCGCTACTCCAGATGCACACTATTGCCGTCGTGAAGATGCCCATGACCAAAGAGTATTGTTGTGTACTTCTCTACGGAAAAGTATTGGTCAAGTTCAGTCAGAATTAAAGCAGGGGAAATCTAAGTTCTTAGGTACTTTCTTTAATTCTAATAACTATCATATCCCTAGCTATGAGGACATGAGAGAGTTTCACACAGAAGAGGAGCTTCAACATACTGTAGACATAGCCAATACATGTACAAACTATGATATTTTAGGACCTCCTAATCCACCTGTATTTGATTGTCCAGATGAGATGTCTCCAAACGACTATCTAAGAGAGCTATGCAGAGTAGGCTGGGCAAATAAGATGGATCATATTACAAAGGGTTCATTGTTCAGTGATTATGGAGATAGAGTTAATAGAGAAATTAAGATCTTTACAGAGACTAACCTATCAAGTTATTTCCTGATTGTTAGAGATATTATACAATATGCGGAATCTAGAGGATATCTAACAGGGCCCGGAAGAGGAAGTGCTGCTGGATGTATGGTATCTTATCTAATGGACATAACAAAGATTGACCCAATGCGTTATGATTTAATTTTTGAAAGATTCTATAATGCTGGTCGTAATGCTGGAGGAAGAGTGTCAATGCCAGACATCGATATTGATGTCCCTAAACAATCTAGAAACGATATCATAGATTATATCAAGAAAAAATATGGAGAAGATAATGTTGCTCAGATTGTAACTTTCCAAACTCTTAAAGGTAGAGCTTCTCTAAAGAGAGTGATGGCTGCGAGAGGGAACATTGGCTTTAGCGAACAAAACGCTATCACATCTCATATTCTAGATGAGGCAAAGATTTCTGACGAACTTCAAGACATGAAGGATGAGTTAGGAACTTCCTCTGTGATTACGTGGGCGCTTGAGAATAGAGAGGACAAGCTGAAAGAGTGGTGCTATGTAGATGATGATGGAAATCTTCAGGGTAAATTTGCAAAAATATTCGAACAAGCTATCAGACTTGAAGATACGAAGATCATCCAATCTAAGCATGCTGCAGGCGTTGTTGTGTCACCACAGCCGATATATGACGTATGCCCAATGGTTATCGACAAAGAAGGCAAAGGTCAGCTTGCTGGCTTTGAGGGGCCTTCGTGTGAAGATGCAGGACTGCTTAAGTTAGATGTATTAGGAATCAAGATGTTGGATAAGATTATGGAAATGCCGGGAATTATTAAAAATACATACAAGGTGCAAGTATAATATAGTATCTCGTAAACATTATGAAAGAGGAAAAAGATGATTAATAGAAGATGGATTATGGTATTTGACTTGGAGACAGACGGCGTAGACCCGCATAGCTGCAACCCTGTGGAGCTGGCGGCTGTCCCCGTTGACCCAAGGACACTAGAGATAAAAGAAGATCAGGCTTTTAGGGTTACTATTAAGCCCGACGGCATTGACGACGAAGAATACTTCACCAAAGCTCGACAAGACACTATAGCTTGGCATGCTAAGACAAGAGGAGTAGAGCCTGAGGAGATCATCAAAGATTGGAAGAGTGGCCAGACTGAGAAGGTAGCTTGGAAAAACTTTATGGCCTATTGCGCAAAATATGAAGTAGATAAAAGACCGGGACAATGGTATACTGAGCCAATTCCTTCCGGCTACAATATAATCGGGTTCGATATGCCTATTCTAAAAAGACTATCTGAAAAACATAAGACCAAGATGCCCTTATCTACAGTCACCAAGATTGATATGATGGACATCCTATTCACTTGGTTTGAGAACTTGGACGAACCCAACGGTATGAAGCTAGATACTTTTCGAGATTTCTTTGGCCTTGAAGCAAGCGGTCAAGCTCACGAAGCATTGTCTGATACTGTTGATGAAGCAAAGCTAATGGTTAAGTTTTTAAAGTTTCAGAGAAAACAAGCTAGCGTAGCTAAATTTAAGGATGCATTTAGCAAATGATTACTTTAGAATGTGGATGTCAACTAGAACAAGATGAAGAAGGAAGAGTCATCTTCAATACCGACATTACTAAAATGAGTTTAGAATGCCCTAAGACGTGGGATCTAATTTGTGAAGGAAACACTAAGGGTGTTTTCCAGCTAGAGTCTCAATTGGGTAGATCTCTTTCGAAACAGGCAAAGCCAAGAAACATAGAAGAGCTCTCAGACTTAATTGCTATTATGCGTCCGGGCTGTTTGGAAGCTGTTGTCAAGGGAAAAACCCTAACGATGCACTATATAGATAGAAAGCAAAAGATAGATGCTGTCGAGTACTTCCATGAGGCGCTTGAACCTATCCTTAAAGGTACGTATGGTATTCTAGTTTTCCAAGAGCAGGCTATTCTTATAGCTCAGCAGATAGCTGGGTTTGATCTTCAAGAAGCAGACATCTTACGTAAGGCTATTGGTAAAAAGAAAGCTAGCGTTATGGCAGAGGTCAAGAAGAAGTTCCTAGAAAAGTCTGCGACTAACGGAATTGTAAATAAAGAAGAGGCAGAAGAGATATTTAGTTGGATTGAAAAATCGCAGAGGTACTCTTTTAATAAATCTCACTCTGTAAGTTATGCCTATAATTCATACATGACTGCATATGCTAAAGCTCATTTTCCACATGAATTCTTTACTTCGTATTTAAAGCACTCAGTGGGAAAACCAGATACATTTATTGAAGTTCAAGAACTTGTCAACAATGCTAAGATAATGGGTATAAATACAATGCCTCCAAGTATCATGCATATGAATGAAGAGTTTGAACTTATAGAAAAACATCCTAGATATGGCCTTACGAATGTAAAAGGGGTTGGTTCTTCTGTGTTCCGTAAGATGATTGATCATATGGAGTCAGAGAACATCAATGCTAAGGAATGTGATTGGACGTGCTTCTTACTTCTTGTTTCTCCAAGAGTAAATAAAAAAGCATTTGAGAATCTTATACTAGCTGGAGCATTTGATTGCTTCAAAATGTGTAGATCTAAAATGCAACATCACCACGGGATTGTGAAGGAATTTAGTAAGAGAGAGATAGCTTGGTTAACAATATACAAGCAAAATAATCTAGACAAGACAACAGAAGATTGCATACAGGCAATGATAGATGCCTCTCAAGATAAAGATAAGAAGAGACCAATATTCAGGAAGGCTAGGATTCCTATTGTACAGGACTTGCTCAGGGCCTATAATGATCCGGGATATAAGCTATTTGATTCTGCCTCTTGGTTAGCCAAGCAAGAACAAGAGCTGTTAGGAATCGCTCTGACTTGTAATAAGGTAGATGAGTGCAATATAGATAAAGCTAACTGTACCTGTAAAGAATTTATTGATGGATTTGAAAGTCAATACGGAGCAGTGATTGCTGTTCAAATAGATTCTGTCCGGGAATGGGTTATAAAGAAGGGCCGGTCTAAAGGAAAGGCTATGGGATTTATAGTTGCAGGCGATACTAGCTGCCTACTAGATAACATAACTGCGTTTTCTGAAGAGTGGGAGAAGTACAAGAGCATCCTGTACGAGGGCAACACTGTCCTTCTAAGAGGAAGTCGTGACAAAAATAGAGGCAGTTTTTTGGTAAAAAGAGTAGAACAGCTAACAAGTTAGTTTGAAAAGGACGCTATAATATAATAATGGATGATTTAATAGAAAGAAATATGGGATTGGTAGTTTCCGTTGTGAATTCGTTCCACCCAAAAAGCAATAGTGAGAAGGAAGATTATATTCAAGCTGGAAGGATAGGGCTATGGAAGGCTCTTGAAAAGCACGACCCAAAAAAGTCTGCCCTGTCTACATATGCTTGGAACCCCATAAGATGGGAAATCATTAAGGAAATAAAATCTATCAAAGCTCATAGATATTTTTCTATTACTGAAGATAAGAACCCCTCTTATACTACTCCAGATACACTATGGGAACATTCACCAGAAAGTTTGTCTTCAGAAGAGTCTGAGCTTTTAGGACTTAGAAAGATGGGCTACACTCTTCAGGAGATTGCTGAGATACTAGGTAAAGGAAGATCGTATGTCAAAAGAGTTATTTATAAAGCTATACATAAGATAAGAGAAGGCAATGAATAAAAAAAAGGTTCTAATTTTAAGCGAGTCGCATCACCTTGCATCAGGCTTTGGCACATATGCTAAGCAGGTAATACCTAGACTGACATCTACTGGTAAATATGAGGTAGCTGAGTTTGCATCCTATGGAGATCCATCTCGCGTTGGGCCTCTCGCATGGGACTACTATAGTAATATGCCAACAACAGATCAGGAACATTCTCTTTTTAACGCACAGCCCGGAAACGCGTTCGGAGTATGGAGATTCAATAGGGTTCTACTAGACTTTAAGCCAGATATAGTTCTGACATATAGAGACCCTTGGATGGATGAGTGGATAAAAGACTCCCCGCTTAGACAGTACTTCCATTGGGTCTGGATGCCTACAGTTGACTCATATCCTCAAAAGAGAAAATGGCTAGAGACGTTCAAGTCTTGCGATGCTATACTGGCATATTCTGAATTTGGAGAAAAGGTTTTAAATGAACAGTCTTCAAATACAATAAACACAATTGGTTGTGCTTCTCCGGGAATTGATCCAGACTTTTATAAACCAGTTGAAGACAAGGGAAAACATAAGTCCTCCTATGGACTTCAAGAAGACTGCTTTATTGTCGGAACAGTAATGCGCAACCAGACTAGGAAGTTATTTATTGAGCTAATGAAGGCCTTCAGAATCTTCCTAGACAATGCGCCAAAAGAACTATCCGATAAAACATTCTTGTACTTACATACTAGCTACCCTGAAAAGGGAGGATGGGATATAGAAGAAGGAATTCTTAGCAATGGTCTGTCTTCTAATATATTATGCACGTATACGTGCCGAGCATGCTCACATTGGGGGCCTTCTAAGTATAAGGGACCCATTAAGAAATGTGAAAAATGCGGGCAAAGAGCTGCCTTCATGCCAAATGTTGGTCATGGGTTAAGCATCGAAGAACTAATAAAAGTATATAACTTATTTGATCTCTATGTACAATATGCGATCTGCGAAGGATTTGGGATGCCTCAAGTGGAGGCTGCATGCTGCGGAGTGCCAGTAGCAGCAGTAAATTACAGTGCTATGGAAGATGTTGTTAAGCATACCAATGGATATCCAATTAAAGTTCAAAAAATGTTCAGAGAACTTAACACCAATGCAGAGAGAGCCTATCCTGATAATGAGCATCTAGCAGAGATAATCGAAACTCATTTTTCTAAAGATGAGAATTTTAGGAAACAGAAATCCAAAGATGTTAGACAAGGAACTATAGAAAGATATGACTGGGATCAAACTGCTAAAGTTTGGGGAGACTATATAGATTCGTATGTTCCAGTTAATAACCAAGGCAAATGGGATTCTCCTGCTCAACAGTTGCAAATACCTCAGTCAATTCCTGAAGGGATGTCATACGAACAATTTATCAAATGGTGCTTTGCCTACCTTCTCAATAGTCCTGACAGGATAAACTCATACGATGCACAAAAATACCTTGCCAGTCTTGATTTCGGATGCGTCCTAGACGTATCATACGGAGCTCACTTAGAGCCTTTTAATGTAGATATTATGTTTAATATGTTCAAGAGCCGGGCAGAGGAAAAGAATATGCTAGAATTATTGAGGACAGGTTCCTTAGGTATAACGCCTATTACCTTCTTGACTAAAGGAGTCCCAAGTGCTTAAGTCCATAACTGTATCCCCATATAATAAGAACTCTGACATGGGACAGAAGTCTAGGTTTCTAATAAATGATCTTTCTTCTTATGACGGAATCTTCAATACCAACTGTTCCATATATGGACAAGACCAGATCTATGGAGAATTTGAGGAATCTTCGATAGACAATCCAGACTGTTGTATACAGTATGTAAATTTTGAAAACTTTATAAGAACTGAATATAATAACATAGGAATATTTGAACCTTCATTCCAAGACGTTAGCCAACAAGAGAACTATCTTAAGTTATTAGATACTATAGTCGTTCGTAGCGATGCTCAAAAGAATATCTTACCTAGCTCTGTAAAAGAAAGAGTTTCTGTAGTAAGGCCGAGTATCGGCAATGTGCCTAGACAATCCCCAATGAAGAGAATCGGCAGTAAGTTAAGTTTTTATATTTCCGCTATTGCCGACCACAGCAATCTAGATATAGCATTGTCTGCATATTTAAGAGAATTTACAATTAATGATAACGTTGTATTGAATGTTCTTAGTTCCTCGCCTGAGGATCTTGTAAAGTTTATAGAGAAGATTAGAAAGAAACTTTCCATGTATGCTAAGATAGAATTATATCCAGAAATATCCATATATGATAATGCCTCTATTCATGAAAAGTCTGACTGTTTCATAGATATCAGAATGACGTATGATATATCTCTACAAACAATGGTAGCTACTGCTAATTCTAACCCTATAATCTCTTGTAATCACAACGGACTGCTACAATGGGTTGGTGAAGATTCTTGTTATTTAGTAGAGTCTTGCGAAGGGTACAGAGATTCTCATTCTATAGGGAATGTCCCAGACGGACTTTCTCTTGCGAGAGAAATGAGAAGAGCCTACGAAGATAGGGATGGATTTAAAGAAAAACAAGATATGATGCTAGATTCTGGATATAAAAGTTTTTACTACACAACAAAAGAAAGTATTGGAGAGACTATATGTTCTCTGTATTAGACAAAGTAAAAAGAAGATCTAAACGAAAGTCCTTGAATATTCTACTCATTCAGAATGGGTATGATAGTTATTGCCAACACCTTTCTTCTTTGGGAGATATAAACATATATCTACACAGCGGAAGCAGTTGGGAGATACCTAAAGAAGAGACTCCTTCAAACCTTCTGTTTATACAAGATGATTCTGTCCCTATGGTTGGTTGCTTTGACAAGATTGTCTGTATCGGAAAAGCTGATGAAGCTAGAATAGCTAAAGCGCTTCAGGAAAGATTTGGTATAGAGCTTATATTAGTTAATAATAGTAGCGAAGAGACTTACTGTCCTCGACCATTTACGTTCAATGTAGCAGATAAGGTCGATGTGAATCCAGAAGTAGAAGTATCTATGTTAAAATATTTTGGACATAATGGAATGGAAACTATCCTTCCTGTAATGCAAGATAAGCCCGTATCCAAAAAAGAAGAAACTGTGGTACTATTTGATCATATACCACCAAGCATTATTCAAGCCTTTGTTTATGCATGTAAGGATATTGAATTTCTTGAATTTAAAACTGAGAATATCTTAAGCTCTAAAGTTTTTATAGATACTATAGTAGGGTTGACACCTCATCTTATTGAAGCCATGTCGTATGGTTGTCTCCCTGTTGTCCCATACTCTATTGAAGTTGAAAAACTACTAGAAGGAAAGGGTTATCTTTACAACAAATACGAAGATGTAAAACCCCTCGTACAGGAAGCTCTAGCCAGCAAAACTTCTCAGCATGAGATAAGAGAGTTAGCTAACAATTGCTCTACTAATAAACAAGACTTTATAAATAAGTGGAACCATACACTAGGAAGAAGTATATAACATGAGACTATTCATATTTTGCGATGACAACCGACCAGTTATACCGGGAATGATGGGTGACGTAGAGCTATGTGAAAATTCAGACATCTCACAAAAAGTTGACTACTTCTACTCACAAGTGGAGGCTTTTGGATTTCTAGAGACATGCGAATCAGATCTCGGACTAGACGAGCTAATGAAGAAAGTATGTAAGGATGGAAGACTTAAGATTCAGGGAACAGATGCGTACCAAGCAACGTACAATCTTTCTAAAGGAGAGATAGACTGTGTGGAATTTTCCAAAGCGATTATACTTAATAAGAAAAGAGCTATTAGCTTACATGACTTAGTTGATAAAATTAATAGCAGGGATGATTTTAAAATTGAATACGCTGGACTTTCTGGACTAAACTATATTTTAGAGGCAAAAAGAATATGATAAACCAATTACACACAAGTTGCAAAGATTGTGCTTTCGCAGTATATTCAGGAAAAACCCAAACGGGGTGTTCAGCGGAGATCTTGGACAGATACAGGGAAAATGGTGCAGAAATTGTAGAATCCTATGACGACAGTGGTAAAGAGTTTTTTGTTATTAACAACAAGCTATGTTCACACCATAGGGAAAAAGAATGGGCAAAGAAATATTCTAAGTCAGAACTATTGAACATAGTAAACTCCCAGACAAAGAGTCCTTATCAGGTAATGTTGCTATACTACCAAGACTCTTCACAGGAAGATCTTGACTCCACATTAAAAAGCCTAGCTAATCAGTTCAATCCTCCAAACATTATATCAATCATTAATATGCAGCAGTCTGACTCTATATATAAGTTGAATATGGAACTGGAAGCTATCATTAAACAATATGATGATAAGTTTGATTGGAGAATACAAAACATTCTTAGTGATGAGACAACAGATAGACAGGGTATCGACTTGGCTATTGATGGAACTTATTTTAAATACTCATTCCCGTACTACTTGGTATTTAAGTGTGGATTTGAGGTCCCCAAAAGTTTCACGGAAGAGCTTCATAATTCGATTATGTTTGAAGGAAAACAAATGGTATTTTGCTACCCTATTGAAGATAGTATGAATGGTATGCTTGTTAATAGACTTTTGCATAGGAAACATACTGGTAATGCCTTCAACATCCATATAGAAGATAAGATAGCTGAATTTGAGGAAGACGCTAAGGACTACATGTTCAGTATAGAGGAAATATGTCCAAGCATCAAACAAAAGTTATAGTAACCTATTGTAATTTAAAACAACCTGATCAGACATATAAAGATCTAGAGGTTTGGATAAATATAGACGGCAGAGAATCTTTTCTAAAAGAAATATACGCTAAAGAGTGTGATATTTTTGGAATGATACCTGCCGGGCTTGACTTCGTAAATAATAAAGTTATAGAAAACATAGTGTCTGTATTCGATGAATATGACGGTCTAAAATATATTATCTCACAAGAAGAGGTAGATGGGAACATGGCCTTCTTCTGTAGAAAAAAATTAGCAGACAAAGAGGGTAACGGTTTTGACGTTAATATAGATACAGAAGAAAATTTGATATCAACCACAGGGCTATTTAAGACATATGGCTAGACATAATATAAAACATAAAAAAGATGCTGCGATTACTGTTATTATACCTGCCGCAGGAGAAGGCAGGAGAATGAAAAGTTATGGTCCTAAGTCTCTTATAAATCTAAAGACAGAGAGTGTTCTTGAAAGACAGATAAGGATAATAAGAAAGGTTCTGGACAATGTTAATTTTATTATAGTTGCTGGATTTCAATGTGATAAACTGATGGACTCATGTCCTGATAATTTTATTAAGATCGAAAATGAAAACTATGATATTACAAATGTCTCTAGAAGTATATCGATGGCCCTTAAAGCTGTTGCGACTGAAAGGGTATTAATAGTATATGGAGATCTTGTTTTTAATGAGTTGACATTATCAAGGATGGACTACTCATCATCTTGCACTTCTGCTAGGAATGATGATTTCCGAAAGTCTGAAGTTGGATGTATAGTTGACTCTAATGGATATATAACAAATATGATGTATGATCTAGACATGAAGTGGAGTCAGGTACTATACCTAGATGGAAAAGAATTGAGCTTATTTAAGAAGATATCTCAGGAGAAAAAGAATAAAAAGATGTTCTGTTTTGAAATACTGAATAAGGTTATTGACTGCGGAGGAAAAATAACGTGCATCATAGACGATTCAATTGAAGTAGTTGACATAGATACATCAAAAGATTTACTAAGAGCTAATAATATAAAATGATTGTTATAGAAAAAAATAATAAAACTTCAGACATAATAGGGAATGTTCTTCTTGCATCAAATATAGAAGTTATTGGATGGGATAGTTCCTTAATTCCTCTATATAAAATGCTAGAGGATAAGAGTCCAGACCTTCTGATATATGGACAGGAGGCCAATATGAATGGTATAGAGTATATAAAACAAAGGTTTCCCAATACCATACTAGCGTACTTAGGAGATAATCCTTCTGATGATATACCTGCTGACCTGATTATAGGAGAATCTTCTAATAGGGCTTCTGTGAGACTTCCTACAAACCTATATGATATCACTAATTTACCATCAGGAGCCAAAAATCTAAGCATGATCTGTAAGATGTGCTGCTTTACAGACTCTATGAATCAAGATAAAGTAAGCTCTATCTCTGATATTGTTATAGATCTTTGTAGAAGGGACGTGCGATTTTTTGGTAATACAAGACTAGACTGTCACCAGTACCTAGGGATTGTTAATGAACAACAGAAATCAGATATTATAAAGTCTACAGATATATACATTGATCTGTCTGGAGACTACTGGCATAAACCAGTAATTCTGGGGACTATCCCTATTGTCCTATCTAGTAATTTTATTCCCGGAGTAAATACCTTTACAGACGTAGATACCTTAGGGAAGGCGATAGAAGCTACATTACAAGGCTCTTATGACCTTCCTCTCGCTAGAGAAGAAGTCGTTAGGAATACGGGGTTCGATTTCTGTGCTAGTATATTATCTACTCTTGGAGCACAAGAAGCCAGCGATTCAGTACTACAATTCAAGGAGACATTTATATGATAGGCTTAGTATGTGAAAATGTTAACAATATTAATATTAAAGAGTTTTGTGATAATAACATAACCATATTTTCAAACTCTCAGCTGGTTGATGATGATCCAAACCTATCTCTATTTTCAAAGTGTATGTCTTATCACTTCGAAGGTACTATTATAACTACTAACCTACAAGACACCCTGTCTATGATTGATAACAGTACTTGTAAGAAGAAGGTTTTTTGGGTAAGAGATATTGACTGGCACAAATATAGCCCTCTAATATATACGGATATTCTAAAAGCGTTTCATAATAAGAACATAAAAGTTCTAGCAAAGAACGAAGAAATATTTAAGATCTTAGAGTTCTTGATAAGAAAGCCAGATGGAATTATGGGATCTATTGACATAGAGAAAATATCGGAGATTTAATATGATTTATAACGAGCTAAATGATAAAGAAAAGAAAGTCCTTCTTAAGAAGAAGTATTCAAATGAACGACTTAGTTTTGCTGAAATAGCGAAGCAAGTTGGAACATACTCTAATAAACTGAGAAGAGACGCTTCTAAGCTAGGTATTAAAATAAGAAGCCGTAGTGAGGCAGCTAAGGCCGCGTTGAACTCTGGAAGGTCAGAACATCCGACAGAGGGGAAGTCCCATACAGAAGAAACAAAAATTAAGATTAGTGAGAGTCAGGGAAAAGTGTGGGACTCTCTTAATGACGAAGATAGAGACTTAAGATCTAATATAGGAAAAGAGTCTTGGGAAAAGAAGACAGAAGTAGAAAAGAGAGAACTTCTTGAAAAGGGAAGTCAGGCTATTCGGGAAGCATCTAGAATAGGATCTAAGCTCGAAAGATATCTATTGGTCGAACTAACTAAAGTAGGATATGAAGTACAATTCCATAAAGAGCATCTACTAAGAAACCAAAGGCTTGAAATAGATCTATATGTTAACGATACTTCTACTGCTATAGAGGTAGATGGCCCCTCTCACTTTGAGCCGGTGTGGGGATTGGAAAATTTAGAAAGAAATAAACGGTCAGATCGTCAAAAGACGGGTCTAATTATATCAGAGGGAATGGTATTGATTAGAATCAAACAGGATAAGAGGAATTCACAGAGGTATTTTAGGAAAGTACTTCAGGAAGTCGTTGAAGTTTTAAAGAAGATAAGTAACAAATTTCCAAAGGAAGATCAGAGGTATATTGAAATATGAGTAAAGTTAAAAAGAAGTCAGATAAAACAGACTTTGAGGAAATAGTAGAAGTTGTAGAAGAAGAGATTACTGAAGAGGATGTAGAAGTAGTCTATTCCTCTTCCGATCCTGAATGGAGTGAGTATGTTCTAGATCAAATGCATGACAGTGAGCTTAAGCAAGGGAATCCAACAGTGGATGGTCTTAGGCGTGTCACTGAGAGAGTGTATGGAGAGATCATCTCATCTACAAGTGAAATATTTAACTACGATACTTCGAGGGGTGTTTGTACAATCAAGCATACTTTGTCGATCCAAAAATATTCAACAGCGACTATAATAGTTGTAGACGGTTGTGTTGATGTTAAATTTCAGAACATTCCACACCCTTTTAATCAACACCTTGTTTCTACAGCAGATACAAGGGCTGAGGGCAAGGCTCTACGCCGAGCGCTTAAGTTAAGAGTGGTAACTGCTGAAGAAGTTCAACAAACGTCTGACGACGATGTGCTGGCTTCTGAGGAAGATATTACAGATCAGCAGATCTTGGCTCTAAACCAGATGTGCAAAAGACTAGATATTAATTTGGCTGAGGGTGTGAAGAGCGTATCTCCTAATGCTAACTCAGTCAGAGATTCAAGCAATCTTCAAGGACGGATGCTACTGAGTACTCTTTCTGAATACCAGAGAAGTACAGGGTCAATTCCTGATAACCTTAAGGGTTATGATTCCGAATGGAGAGAAACATTTGATAGTGGAGGTAAGAAATAATGAAAGCCAGTGTAAGAGCAACGCCAGATTTGTCTTTTCAAGTCGATGCAGAGACAGAAGAAGAAGTATTTAAACAGGTTGCTAGAGTTCAAGAAGTATTTCAACACCAAGCGTGTGGAAAATGTAACTCTCCCAACGTGAAGTTTGTTTGTCGGCACGACAGTTCAGAAAATGACTGGCTTGAAGTGGTCTGTAAAGACTGCCGAGCAAAAGTTATCTTTGGACGTACTAAGAAGGGTGGTCAAATCTATCCAAAAATTAGATGGGATCAACTTTCTGAGAAGCAAAAAGAACAGAGAATTAATGAACAAGCTTATGCTGATAAGAACAGAGGGTTTTTGCCGCAGAAAGGCTGGTTTGTATACAAGCCTCCTATCCCTAGATAAGGGTCTCAGGAAGTCTTTTAAAACTAAGGGGGGTTAAACACCCCCTTTTTTTATTTAACCTTATTTGAAGTTACGACACACTTCTCTAAACCAAAGTTTCTCTAGGTTTTTTGTGTCAATTGAAGTTCTTTTTGAAATAGCAATAGCATATCCAGATCTCTCGTTGTTATTAAAGTACTCAAGTAGGAAATTCTCCATCTTATCTCCTTTTTTATATTGAGATATGTCTATTGAGTTCTCTTCTATAAACTCATCTACTGCTGGCTTAACGCCATTGAATACTTCTTCATAATAGTAGTCATCTATTACAATAACTCCACCTTCTTTAAGTCTATTCCATACAAGTGGGAGTATATGTTTAGTGGGCTCATATATATCTAAATCTATATAACAAAAAGATATCTTCTCAGGTAAGTCATCTTCCTTCATATTCCTGATATCTACTTTTAATATCTCGTCTGGTAGGTCTGTATCAAACTCATTAAATCTTTTTATAAAACTATCTAAGCTTGAGGCAAAATCTCCATCTCCACAATATCCGTGAGCATTTGAATCCTTTTCAGAAGTACCTAATATTCCTTCGAAGCTGTCAAATACCCAAAACTCTTTATCGGGGCAAAACAGCTCTATGAAGTTCTTTATTATAATAGATGTCTGACCATAAGAACATCCTATCTCTACTATGTCCCCATCTTTATCGTCACATAGAAAAGAAGTGTTCCATAGGTGTTTTAGAATAAGAGCCTTTCTTTCTATAGTAGTCATCTGAGGGAACTTACATAGCTCTTCTATAAACTGTTTTAAATCCATCAACCTTCTTCTTCTTTATATTTATTAAAATAAGGGAAAAGCTGGTTAAGAAACTTTTTTCTTTTCCCACAACCACAACCTTCAGAGTCAACATCAAATATTCTTTCTATTCTTTCCGATGTAACTCCTAGCTTGTTGAGAACATTTTCTATAGTGTCTCCAAGACCACCTCTAGCCTCCGCTGCATGGTAGACGTATTGGTCTACTCCTTCTTCTCCAAATTTGCTTATGACTTCATCTGCGAGCTGCTCATCAGAAAGATCGTCTGGATTATTACTCATCAGAGTCCTCCTTCTTATAGCTGAATATTTTATTAAACCATTTCTTTCGTTCACTACAACCGCAACCTTGAGATCCTAAGATACTTTCTATCTTCTCATTGTTAATGCCGAACTTACTCAAGACCTTTTCTATAGTATCTCCTAATCCTTCAGAAATATTGTCAACTTCCATTCCATTTTCTTTTAGTTCTAAGATGACAGAATCTGCCTTAGAGTGCAGTTCAGATTGTCCTGCATTTTTGTGATTGAAGTTTTTTTCAACCTCTACATCATGACCGCCTCTTATCTGAGCCCCTTTCAAGAATGCCGTTCTATATCTATGGTCCGTTTTACAAAGATTATGTAGGTTGTCATCCATCCCCATATTAAGAAGAGGACAAAACCCTGCTACCTCACAATCACATTCATATCCTTCTTTTGACATCTTTTCGTAATCATATTCTTTTTTCATAGACCTTTTCCTTACTACACTTCTGTTAGTACTGCATGTATTTGAACATCATTATCAACGCCGTCTTCAATTCCACCCAAACATGGTCCACAATTCCAATAGAGATTATTTGAACTTTGGAAAGATAAAAAAAAGACGGTCGCTGGATCTGCACCGTCGTCTTTACAGGTAGAACTTACAAGCCCGAAAGAATTGAAAACCCAGTCATTGTCAATAACTGAATCTCCCGGAAGGTTAGGGTAATCCACAGGCGGCATAAACGTTTCTTCTGGACAGTTACAGTATTTTGCGGATCCCACCGCATCGGGATTGATTATCTTCCATTCTATGGTTAAGGCATAGTTACAAGTATGACATGCTCCTTTCACTCCTACTATAGGATTAGTACCCAGAAAGGTTCCGTCACAGCAACAAAGAGATATGTCTGCCTTAGATCCTGCACAGTCACCCGCAGCAGCAAACACATGATCCTCTTTCCCATATTTCTCATATACTATATCCTTTCCTTTCTGTCCTGCATTTTCTGGATCAACAACTGGGTTCATATAACATTGTTGGCCTCCGTGGTTGCCTATTCTTGGATTGGCCTGACATAGAGTTAACCCAGCCGTTTTAGTTAGTATTATGGTCTCAGTATAGCTACAACCTCCGGTAGCGCTTAGAACTAGAGATAATTTTCGGTCGTCATCCATGTCTGGACAAGGACAGCACATTTGAGGAAAGCAAGGCGCTCCGAGTTCTCCGGGAGGCATATCATACAAGTTACCATTCATTGAACTGCATCCAAGTGGACAATTATCAGCACGTCCAACAACTTCGAAACCACAATGACAACATACATTGCCTCCAGCGGGTCCTATTATTATATTCTTCATCTGTTTTTCCTTTTTAACATACTCCGTCTGTAACTGAACTCTTGAGAAGGCCACAACTATTAAATGTCATTGTTGTGTACTTAACAGAAAATCCACCCTCTATACAACACACATCACATACCACCTTTAAAACTGTATCCTGTAGTGGGTTTCCAGCAGTCTTATCTAATTTTATTCTCCTCGCTCCAGCGTTGGCTCCTACTTCCACTGCTAGTCCGCAAGCTACTTCTACCTCACAAGCATGGTCATCTCCTACCTGTCCACCTACCCGCCCACCGATGATTAACGAATTTGAAAACTTCAATACTTTCTTTATTCCAAAAGAACACGCCTCAGCGTCATCTTTATTAATACTAAATCCATCCTTAAAATTTAGGATGTTAAAGGTCTCTGCATCAAGGTCGGTTCCGCAATTTCCTTCACCTCCTTGAATCTTCTGATCCAGACCTTTGATCGTAGCCACACAGTCAACGACACCTACTCCGATG